CCGCCTATATTCGCAATGTAATGTATAATAATATACTTCTATTCTATCTAAAGTTTTCTATATAATACATGAAACGGTAATTATAACCGACTTGAGCCAATCTCAAGATTTTATATATAGGATAAAGTGCCTATATTCACTAATGGTGTATATTTAAAATACACCAGACTGAAATCATCCCCTGTGGCAACATAAAAACTTTGCCTATGAACATACAAATCTTCTGTGCCAAGAACAACACTGGTGCTAAACGTGTTGGGAACACCTATTTCCTTAACAACCGTTTGTTTTTCAGGGTATACAGTGTGTACCATGAAACGCTCTTGGTAATGGTATGGGTGTTCGATTTCGTGTACAACATTTAAATTGGTTTGGTTAAGTGAACACCCAGGGGAAGTCTTGCCGTGATACTCAGTCATTTTGGTTGATATGTCTGTTACGTCAGTAAAACCATCTGCATCACGTTGAAGATATGAAAAACCACCCCAAAAGACATTGTCTCTGTATACAGTATCGGAACGAACTGATACCACATCAGGATTATCAAAAATGGTGGCAATTTTCCATCTTATGCTTCCTCGCCAGCCCAGAAAGGCTGGAGCGTACCAATTAAGGAAGCTAGTACGAACGTTGCTGTTATTACGACCAAAAACGTAATTCGCGACGGCTGATCGACCAAAGTACGGGGGAAACGATGGCATGGTGGTGATAAAATTGAGAGCTTGATCACCACTAGTTTTGGATTGCGCACTAACACCATAATGTGTGAACCTTTTCAATACTTGCCTAATTGATGTTATCTTCTCTCCAAAATGTATTGAAGCCAGTCTGCCATCATCGACAAATTCATCAACCATATTCAAACATGCACTGGTTGGGGACATATAATCAACCAAGCCCCCACTGGCCTCCATAACTACTTTGTCTTCAGATTGTTCAACGGCTAATGGTGTCCAACCCTGCATAGCATCACCCACAACATCAGCAACTTCGAAATCATCCGACATGCTCATGTAAACATTAACAGTCACATTACCAACGCCACCGCCTGATGAAGCAGTAGATGTTAATGGCAATGCAACTTGAACACCCACATAACCGCTAAAATTAAACCGTGATCTAGCTCCAGACAAATCAACATTGCCTGCTGCAACTTGTTGGGCGTCTTCAATGGCCAATGTGCGCAAGTAATTTTTGTTATTACCCATACCAACACAAAACTCATAATTCTTATTTTGTGTGATATCCATTATGTGTGAATAAATTGCATTATCGTCCTTAGTCCCTGCAACATTGGCTTCCAATAAATCATCTATTGGATCGTACACAATGCGTAGCATACCACGATGGAAAGGGCTTGCTATGACTTCAATTCGGTACTTCACCGTGCCTCGCCAATAACGAAAAGGTACTGCTGCATAAAATGCTGGGGCACATACGTAAGACGTACCTGATGGCGCTGCGTAACATGGTGTAACAGCCCAATGCTGCAACATGTCACGCCTAGCTCTATTTGAATTCCAATCAAAAGAAGCTAGCAACATTTCTCTTTTACCCAAGCTAACAATGGTCATCTCATCAAGCGATCCAAATCCACATACGCTAGGGTCAACTGTAACTTCATTTTTGGAATCCAAAGCTAATTTAGTAGATGTGTCAGTAACATTAAATTGGGACATATTGCCGTACGGTTTATTCATAATATGCTTAATTTCGGGAGGATTTGACGGTCGACTAAAACCAAAAGCTGAAGCAATCTGCAATCCGACACCTATCGCGTTATATGCAGCCTTTGCGTATGGTTTTATTCTCACTACCATGTTACCCATAACGGACCCAACATTGGCAGAAGGAGCTTGCTGTGCATTGGTAATGGCATATTCTGATTGTTCAGTCAAATTACTAATATTGCGTATTGTGGGCAACGACAGACTAACATTTGTCATCCATGCATAAACATTATAATTCACTGAATCAGTAGTATCCCCAAGGGCTCGTAGCGGACCAAGAGAACGTATAATTATCTTGTCCACTATGTTCAGGGGATTATC